CATGGTTGGAAAAAACTCAGAAGTGATGGCACAACTGTTTGGCAGTGTGGACAGTGGTGTGAAACAGATGGGATCATTCCAGAAGAGTTTAAGATCTGTCACACAAGAAAATTTTGCACAGTTTGGTTTGAATCTAGAAGAAACCAGCGAGTTCTTGAGCACCTATTTGGTCCTACAACGAGCAAGAGGTAATCTTGAACAAATGAGCACCGAGCAAGTGATTCAAGGCACATCAGCCTACACGGTCAATCTGATCAAACTCAGTAAATTGACCGGGGAGAGCGTTGATAACCTCGACAAACAAAATCGACAACTAGCAACCAACGGTGTATTCCAGGCACAACTGAAAAAATTACAACCAGCACAGATCGATGCGATCAACGGAGTGGTAGCCGGGTTCGGTGGCGCAGAGAGTCAGTTTGGGAAATTGGTCACACAGGTGGTTGCATTTGGAACTGCTTCTGAAGAAGAAACAGCTCTACTGAATCAAGCCATGGGTGGCGGCCTTGTACCGTTGATTGAACAACTGGCCGCAGGCGGAACAGATGTGGTAGGATTCAACAACTCCATTCGTCAAATGGCCAACAGTGGTTTTTCATCAGACTTTATACAGTCGCTATCTCGAGCGGCAGTTGCCACAGGGCAATATGCAGGTATCGTTAATCAACTTCAAGCATTACAAGGAAAAGGTAACCAAGATCTCACCAACGAAATGAAAGTTCGAAAGACTGCGACAGCAGGTCTTGTGGGCTTGAGAGACACGCTAGATGTTGTAAAAGCAGGAGCAGAATCAGTCACCACGAGAGGCATGGAAGGACTATCGGCAACCTACGGGTTTATCTCAAAACAATTAGACCTAATGAAAAAAGAAGGCATGAAGGCAGACCCTGGACAAGTATCAGCAAACATACTGGCATCGTCATTTGATACCTCGTCACGTGCTTTAAGAGTAACAGACAATGACGCACCGGGAACAGGATTTTGGTCGCGAATGTTTGCACAGCAAGGTCCGACAAACACAGCATACTCAAACGACATTTCTGGAGAAGCGAGTTACAATCAGTTTGCCACCGGCACAAAAGCCGTGACCGGAGAAAGATTTCCAAATTTTGGAACTCAGGGCACAGCAGTTCGAGTGCATGGACCAGAAGCTATCATACCGAGGGAATCTCCCATGGGCAAGATTGTCGCGGCTGTGGACAGCCTAACAGTTAAACCTACTGTGAATGCTAGTGTAACAACAGCACCTGCCAATACAAACAGCGGAGAAACCGACAATATCACCGCAATCAGCTCACTATTGAGTAGGAACTTGGATAATATTTCACAGATAATGGATAAGAGCGAAAAACATTTAAATACACTGGTGGGAATAAATTCCACCGTGGCAAAAAACACAATGGATACCAAAAAAGGACTTGCAAACTTGAGCACTTCCCTAGTATAATATAAACATGGCTTGGAAAAAATACTTTAAAGACGCAAACTTATCTCCCATATCAGGAGATAAAAACCCGCAATTCGCAAAACGAAATTACTCATCCTATCTACCGGATGTGTACACCGGACACCCCAACCGAGTGCAAAGATACTTTCAGTACGATCAGATGGATTCTGATTCAGAGGTCAATGCGGCCCTGGATATTCTTGCAGAATTTTGCACACAGAGTAACAAAGAGAACGAAACTCCATTCGACATCGTGTTCAAAGATGATGTCACAGAATCAGAAGTTAAACTGTTGAAGAAAGCTCTGCAACAGTGGACCAAATCAAATCAATTTTCAAAAAGAATTTTTAGAATTTTCCGTAACACTTTAAAATACGGAGACTGTTTCTTCGTGAGAGACAATGAGACCAACAAATGGTTGTACATCGATCCTGCCAAGGTGGATAGAATTGTTGTGAACGAATCAGAAGGCAAAGTGCCTGAACAGTACATCATCAGAGACATCAACCCTAACCTACAGAGATTGAGTGCCACACAGATCACACCAAACCAACTGTACGGTGGAACTACAGGTGGAGCATATGCTCAGAATTTTGCAGGTGCCGGGCAGGGAGCAAATCAATCAGGTGCAGGTGGCGGCATGGGAGCATCCGGTGGAAGATTCTACAAATCCATGAACCAGTATGCAATCAATGCAGAACATGTGGTACACATGAGTCTGTCAGACGGATTGGATAACTTGTTTCCTTTCGGTCAGTCTGTGCTGGAACAGGTATTCAAAGTGTTCAAACAAAAAGAATTATTAGAAGATGCAATCATCATCTACCGAGTACAACGAGCTCCGGAACGAAGAGTGTTCTACATCGATGTGGGTAACATGCCAACGCATTTGGCCATGCAGTTCGTTGAACGAGTTAAAAACGAGATCAATCAAAGAAGGATCCCTACCACAGCAGGTGGAGCAAATCACATAGATGCCACATACAATCCGATGTCAATGAATGAAGATTATTTCTTCCCTCAAACAGCAGAAGGACGAGGATCTAAAGTGGACACACTGCCAGGTGGTACCAATCTAGGCGAGATTGACGATCTAAGATTCTTCACAAATAAAATGTTCCGAGGATTACGAATTCCATCATCTTATCTGCCCACAGGGCCAGAAGATTCTCAACAGTCTTACAACGACGGTAGGGTGGGCACAGCATTTATTCAAGAATTAAGATTCAACAAATATTGCATGCGATTACAATCAATGGTTGCACCCATGTTCGACGAAGAGTTCAAATTGTGGATCAAGAACAAAGGTTACACCATGGACAACTCAGCATTTGAGTTGAAATTAAATCCTCCACAGAACTTTGCACAATATCGACAAACAGAAATGGATCAAAGCAGAGTGAGTACATTCGTACAGGTAGCAGAGTTACCATACATGAGCAAACGATTTGCCCTGAAGCGATTCTTGGGCATGAGCGAAGAAGAAATGGCTCTAAACTCACAATTGTGGTCAGAAGAAAATAATGTGGCACAGAAAAAACAAACCAAATCCACACAGATGCGAACAGCAGGAGTAGCACAATCTGATCTACAATCAGATCTGGATCAGTTTGAAGAACCCACAGCAGAACCAGATTCACCAGAACCAGGACAGCCGGGCACAACTCCTCCAGGCGGAACGCCGGGTCAAGGTGGAACCAATACAATATAAATATCGTTATGAAGTTAATGGAAATGTTTCAAAATACAGCAGACGGCTTTGAGCAAACAAAGAACTACAATGCCGAAGACGATATCTCTGTCCTAGATGATGGTGATACTCGAAAAACTCGTTTGACTCTAAAAGACATTAACAAAATGCGTCTTGCCTCAGAGCAACACGACGAAGAGCAAAAACAAGAAGCAGTGTTTGTACAAAAAATGTACGGACAACCAGCAATTGAAGACGACTTATCTTTGTAATAATAATTAAACACACAATATTATGGAGAATACAACAGCATTTGTATTAGGCAACGGTGAATCTCGTAAAGGTATTCGCATTGCTGATCTTAAGACACACGGCAAAGTTTGGGCATGTAACGGTGTGTATCGCACAGAAGAACCTGATGTATTGGTGTGTGTGGATCCCAAAATGGTTTTAGAAATATCAGAAACACCGTACCCTGAAACACACGAAGTATGGAGCAACTACAATCACCAGTACGATAAAGTCGATCGAGCCAAGAATCACATACAGTTTTTTAAACCTTCGTTGGGCTGGAGTTCTGGTCCTACTGCATTAAAACACGCTTGTGAACAGGATTTTAAAACCATATACATACTGGGTTTTGATTATCAAGGACACCCTAAGTCCAATAAAGGACAATTTGCATTTAATAATGTGTTCAAAGGCACTCGCAACTACAAACCCGTGGAATCAGATGCCACTTTTTATGGCAACTGGATGAATCAAACCAAGCGATGTTTAAACGATTATCCATCCATTCAGTTTATAAGAGTAGCACCCCACAACGGATTTCGTCCCCACGATTTAAATTTTGCTCCAAACTTTAAAACCCTAGATATTGAAGAGTTTTTGGAGCTATATAATTTACAAATCAAAATATAGCGTAATACTGTCATATAAAGACAGTTTTAGCCGCTTTTGGCACCTGTTTCGCCGCCTATATAGTAAATACCTACACTTATAAGTAATCTTAACGCATACACAAGGAGCACGTGCAACATGTCAAACAAATTTGAACAATTATTAGAATTGTTAATCAATGAAGAAAACGACAAAGCGGAATCTTTATTCCACGAGATCGTAGTAGAGAAGTCAAGAGACATCTACGAAGGATTAGCAGAAACAGACGAGTCAAAAGACGAAACTGTCGAAGAAACAAAAGAAGAAGAAGTAAGCAAAGTTGTACCAGCAGGTTCTCACAAAATGCCTGACGGTACTATTATGAAAGACAAAGATCATAAGAAAGAAGCTAAAGAAGACGAAACTGTGGGTGAACAAGTTGAACTTGCAGATGAAGCTAAAGACGAAACTGTTGAAGAAGAGTCTATCGAAGAAGTAGGTGGAGATGCAACTGATGAATTGATCAAAGACATATCTGCTGAAGAAGAAGGCGAAGCTGATGTTGCCGATGCCGGCGAAGAAGAAGTTGCTGGTGACGAAGAAGGCGATGTAGAAGACAGAGTTGTTGATTTAGAAGATGCTTTAGACGAACTAAAAGCAGAATTTGAAAAAATGATGTCAGGTGATAAAGGTGAAGAAGAAATGATACCAGGTGAAGAAGAAGCAGAAGAAGCGGCTTTAGCACCAGTAGAAGCTCAAATGCCTTTCGAAGCTAAGGAAACTGTAAAAGAATACAAAATTCCTAAGTCTGCTGAAACTGCTGACGGAACTGCTAACAAAAAATCTCCAACAAGTGATAAAGGTGGAAAAGTAGCAAAAGCAGATGCTAAAAACATTGCTCAAGGTTCAGCTGACGAAAAAGGCGGAACAGTTGCAACTCCAGCTAAAATCATCGGTGATGTAGCAAACACAGGCGGTAAAGAAAAAGTGTCATTAAAACCGGCACCAAAAACTGAAACTGCTGACAAAGCTGATAACAAAAAATCTCCAGTTGCGTAAGTAATTGGAATTTTAAGGAGAGAGTCGGATGTCATCATTGTACCTACGAGAACAACTAACGTTTGATCAAGCACGAGTGCAGGTTTTACATGAAGGTAAAGATGGAAAAGATCTTTACATGAAAGGTATCTGTATTCAAGGAGGCATTAAGAATGCCAATCAAAGAGTGTATCCGGTTTCGGAAATTGCGAAAGCAACTAAAACACTTAATGATCAGATCACGTCAGGTTATTCTGTACTAGGAGAAGTAGATCATCCAGACGATTTAAAAATTAATTTGGACAGAGTTTCACACATGATTACTGATATGTGGATGGACGGTCCAAATGGATACGGCAAAATGAAGATTTTGCCAACCCCCATGGGTCAACTTGTTTCAACTATGTTGGAATCGGGTGTGAAATTAGGCGTCAGCTCACGAGGAAGTGGAAACATTTCTGAATACGGCAACGGCGAAGTTTCAGACTTTGAAATCATCACAGTGGATATAGTGGCTCAACCTTCGGCACCTGGTGCTTACCCAACTGCAATATATGAACATCTTTTAAACACAAAAGGCGGACATAAAGCAATGGGTGCGGCGGCTGAAGTTAGAAATGACAAAAAAGCACAAAAAGCCCTCACTGAGGCACTAACCAACATAATCAAAGGACTAAAATAACATGTTCGACGCAATATCAAAACTAGTTGAGTCAGGCGTGATCGGAGAAGAAACTCAAAAATCTATCTCTGAAGCGTGGGATTCACAAGTTAAAGAAAACAGAGAAACAGTAGCGGCTGAACTTCGTGAAGAATTTGCTAAAAGATACGAGCACGACAAAGGTAACATGGTCGAGGCTATTGACAAGATGATGACTGATAAGTTGTCTGAAGAAATCAGCAAATTTGTCGAAGAC